AAACAAAACCGCTCCCACGACACGCCCGAGCAGCTGCGCGAGCTGGAGCCGGCTGAGATGCGGATGAGCGATCGGAAGGTGACGGAATGAAGCGCGTAGCCGCCAAATTGTTACTCGCGATGCTCGCGCCATTGGCATGGCTGAGCTTCAAAGCCGGCGTGCTGGGCCATGCGATGGGCGCTGCCGAGATTGCCGTTATTTTTCGGTTCGACGTAGAGCCGACTGAATCCATGCAGATGAATTGGCTAACCCGAACGCTGTGTAAGGTGATTCGATGCGCACGATAAGCCAGTGTGTTTCGTTGTCGCAGGCATCTTGCACTTTGGCGGCGATATGACGCAATTGACCTTCGACCAGAAACATGATCGTCGTGATATTGGGATGAACGATATGGGGAGCATTCCCGGTTGCGGATTCGAGTTCTCTCACAAGCTTCACGGACATTTTTAATAAATCCTGTTTGGATAGATTGCCAGGGAAAACAGTTACGAGAAATGGAAATACTTCTTTCGCGTCGCTCATGGGAGGTTCCTTTGTTGTTGATTGATGTGTGGAAACTGAAATCTACCACGTTGGAATCTCCCGCCGTTTATTGAAGTTGTTGTGCTTTTTTTTGACCTCGATATTTCCAGTGGTCAAGGTTTTATAAGCAACGTTGAAGCAAAGATATATTTTTTTCTTAATTTGAGCCACACAACAGCGCACAACAAATATGAGAACAGTTGAGATACCGCTAACCCAAGGCCTTATAGCCATGGTTTCCGAATCGGATTTACATCTTGTTGCTGGCCGCAAGTGGCACACGGTACGCACCAAATATAGCGCCTACGCAGCCACCTGGAACGGCGGCAAGTCAATGTACATGCACCGAGTTTTAACGGGCGTTGCGGACAAGGGGCGCGAAGTCTTTGTTGATCACATCGATTACAACGGTCTCAACAATACCCGGGGAAATCTCCGTCTATGCACCCCAGCTGAGAACACTCGAAATCGCCGCACTGCCAAAACCTACCTTGGCTTGCGTGGCGTCAGTCCGCATGCAGATTGTTTCATTGCGCAAATTGGGTGCGAAGGAAAGTTCATTTATCTAGGTAGTTACCCAACGGAGCGCGAAGCGGGGATCGCTTACGACGCAGCAGCTGCCGTCCTTTTTGGAAAACACTCCCCAGTGAGGCGCACATGAACCAAAGCCAACTATCCCTGCAGGTCGAAGTGCGGCCCGAGGAAATCGCCCGCAAACAGACGCTTGGCGCCGCGATTGAGCTGTGTGCGGAACTTGGTGGTCACGCGCTCGACAAGACATTGCAGCAAGAGTTGGAAGTGGATAAGGCGCAGTTCTCGCGCTGGCAGTCCGGCACAGAGGGAATTATCTGGCCCAAGTTTGTCCGGTTGATGGATGTGTGTGGAAATGATGCTCCGCTGCTTTGGATGAATCACCAGCGCGGATGGGATCTGAATGCGATGCGCAAGCGTCAGTCCGAAACAGAGAAAGCGTTAGAGCAAGAGAGAGAAAAGCGACTGGAGGTGGAAGGCAAGCTCCGCTTTCTCACGCAGGTTATGCAAGGAAAGGCGACCGCATGAACGCCCCACAAAAAATCATCGAAGTGCCGAAGTGCGGAATAGAGGCGTGGCTGTCTGGGTTTGATGTGGACTCGAATCCTCATCCGGCCGGCAGTCATGCGCATCGCGAATGGAAGGCAGATTGGGCGGCGGCTGATTACGACACGTCGTGCGAAAGGTCCGTATGAAGACCGCTGTTTCCCAGTCGTCATTGCATGCTCACGATTCGATGGCAGTAACAGGTTTCGCCGAATTGCAATCACGCATCCTCGCTTGCATGGCACCCGGCAAGCTCTACTCGCGCCGCGAACTGGCGAAGCTGACGGGGCTGGAAACGTCGACCGTCGCGGGCCGCTGCCATGAATTGCTGGCCATTGGCGCAATTGAGGCGTGCGGCGTGATTCGGTGCCCGGTGACGAACCGGCATGTGCACGGGCTGAAGCGCGCTGACGAACAACTGGAGCTTCTATGAGCAAAATAGTAATGGGCGTGATGGTGAGCGTATCGATTAAAAATGAACTGGTGAGCGTACTTGTGCGGCGCACCGCTGTTCATTTTATGAAATTTTCATTTTGGGCATCCGATTATCCGTATGACGAGAGTCTCATTGACCGCAAGATTTGGGTAGCGGGACAGATGCATCAAGCCACGTCAGCAACGCCGTTCTACCTGTCGGAAGTCACGCCAGATGGATGGCGCATCGTCGAGGCGATTGTCGCGGAATCTGATGCGGCCCTGGCGGTGGCAGCATGAGACTTCCCCGCCCCGGCAGCAATGCCCGCACCATCGTTGACGCCATCTATCGGCACGGTCCGCTGACTATTGATCGCGGCATTGAGGTGCATCGGCTGCTCGGATTGTCGATCTGCCGCACCCACACGATTTACGCAACGGCCGAACGCTTCGGTCATATCGCGCAGCTTGACGGCGTGTATTCGATTTCGCCGGCGGCAATCCGCTTGCTTGATTTGCAGCACAGAGAAGTAGCGCCGACCAGCATCCCAACACCTTCGCGCCAGATCAACAATTTCAGCAAGCCGATGACTGGCTATGCCGCCAGTTTGTCGCGCTACGTGGGGCGCGCATGACTTTCTCCTGCCCCGATCGTTTCCACGCTACTACGCACGCTTGGTCCGCACCGGTCGTGCTGAGACCAAAGCACTGCGCATGTGGCAAGCGCGTCACGGCGAAGCAGCTGGCCCAGTTCGGCGGCTGTGATTCCTGTTTCACTAAAAACAAAGCCGAGGCCAGCGGGAAACTGGCGACGGCTTCTATCAACGCAATGAATGAGGCATCGCAATGAATGACGCAATTGTAGGTCAATATCACGAATTCCTGAAGGCGAAAATCAAGCTGGCGCAGCGCAAGGGCTTTGATGTACCGCTCGAGCAGATCAATCCGGGCCTCAAGCCACATACCCGCGACATCGTTCGGTGGGCGCTGCAGGGCGGCCAGCGCGCCATCTTCGCCTCATTCGGGCTGCACAAGACCAGTACCAATCTGGAAGTCATGCGCCTGATCGGGGTTCGCCATCCTGACATGTTCCGCTTGATTATCCTGCCGTTGGGTGTGCGCCAGGAGTTCGTGCGCGAAGTCGCCAAGCGTTTCACCGGCGACTATGCCATCGACCTGCGATTCATCCGATCAGACAGCGAGATTGCCGGTCCCGGTACCGTCTACATGACGAACTACGAATCGGTGCGCGAGGGGAAAATTACGGTGAGCCGGTTCGGCGCCACGTCATTGGACGAAGCCAGCGTTTTACGCAGCTACGGCAGCAAGACCTATCAGGAGTTCTTGCCGATGTTTGAGCGGGTCGAATTCAAGTTCGTTTATACCGCGACGCCGAGCCCTAACCGATTCAAAGAAATGATTCACTATGCGGGCTTCCTTGGCGTGATGGACACCGGCCAGGCCTTGACGCGATTCTTTCAGCGCGACAGTGAGAAGGCCGGTAACCTGACGCTGTACCCACATAAAGAAACGGAATTTTGGCTGTGGGTCGCATCTTGGGCTGTGTTCATCCAAAAGCCGAGTGACCTCGGGTATTCGGATGAAGGTTATGACCTTCCTCCAATGGAGGTGCGTTACCACGAAGTGCCGAGCGATTACGACACGGCCGGCGCTGAAAAGAACGGTCAATGCCTGCTGATTCCGAACGTCGCCATGGGGCTGTCTGCGGCTGCCGGCGAGAAGCGCGACAGCATGGATGCTCGTGTTGCCAAGGTTGCTGAAATCATGGCCGAATCGCCGGACGATCACTTCTTGATCTGGCATGACCTTGAGGATGAGCGCCATGCCATTCAAAAGGCAATACCGGAAGTGGTCAGTGTGTGGGGTACGCAGAATCTTGATGAGCGCGAACAGCGGATCGCTGATTTCTGCGATGGCAAGATCAAAGACCTGTCCACCAAGCCGAGCATCGCAGGATCCGGCACGAATGCGCAGCTGCATTGCCATCGAGAGATATTCGCCGGCATCGGATTCAAATTTAATGATTTCATTCAAAGTCTGCACCGCGTATTCCGGTTCGGGCAGGCGTTCGGCGTCATCATCGACATCATTCACACCGAGGTCGAGCGCGAGGTGCTGAAGGTGCTGCAAGAGAAGTGGGCGCGGCACGACGAGATGCAGGCCAAGATGGGCGAAATCATCCGCACCTACGGCTTGGATCAACTTTCGATGCAAGACTCGCTGGCGCGCACAATCGGCGTTTCCCGCGCCGAAGTAAAAGGCTCGCGCTTCTCTGTCGCCAATAATGATTGTGTGCTGGAAGCCCTGCAGCAGCCTGAAAATTCGGTCGGCATGATCGTCACCAGCGTCCCATTCGCGAATCACTACGAATACACGCCGAGCTATAACGATTTTGGCCACACTCAGGATAACGATCACTTTTGGGCGCAGATGGATTTCCTGACGCCTGAACTGTACCGGATCTTGCAGCCCGGCCGTATCTATGCGTGCCACGTCAAGGACCGAATTAACTTCGGCAATGTGACCGGCGCCGGCTTGCCGACCGTGAGCCCATTCCATGCCGAGGCGTTGATGCACGGTAGAAAGCATGGCTTTGATTACTGCGGAATGATCACGGTCAGTACAGACGTGGTGCGTGAAAACAACCAGACTTACCGCTTGGGATACTCCGAGATGTGCAAGGACGGCACCAAGATGAGTGTCGGTTCGCCAGAATATATTCTGCTGTTCCATAAGCCACAGACCGACCGCAGCCGCGGCTATGCCGACGTACCAGTGACAAAGGCAAAGCCGATGTGTTTGGATGATGAGAGTGACGTCGTCTTGTTCGATCGTCGACATGCACCGATCCCGGCCACTGGCTACAGTGTGGCGCGCTGGCAGATCAACGCGCATGCATTTTGGCGCTCGAGCGGTGACCGGCTGCTGACGGCCGAAGAGCTGGCCAGCTACGGTCCGGCCAAGCTGGCCAAGATGTTCACCGAACTGTCGCTGACCAACATCTACAACCACGAATACCACGTCGCAGTCGGGGAGGCGCTGCTAGCGAAGAAGGCGCTGCCCGCAGATTACATGAGCCTTGCGCCGGGCAGCAATGATCCGTTGATCTGGCATGACATCGTGCGTATGCGGACGCTGAACGGCGAACAGTCAGCGCGCGCAGTTGAAAAACACGTTTGTCCATTTCAGATCGACATCGTTGATCGCCTGATCACGCGCTACAGCAATCCCGGTGATGTGGTCTACGATCCGTTCGCCGGATTGGGAACGGTGCCTGTGCGAGCCATGAAACTTGGGCGCCGCGGCGCCGGCTCGGAACTCAATTCAGCTTACTTTGCTGACCAGGTGCATTACTGCCAAGCGATGGAGCGCGAAGTCAGCATGCCGACGCTGTTTGATTTTGAAGAAATCGAGCAAGCCGCATGATCCACGCAAATACCATTTTGCCGAGCACCAGCGCAATGGTTTTGCGTTTGGTCAATGGTGGCGCTGTATGAGTAAGGCGCTGATCATGCGCGACCGCCGCGTCCAGCCATCCGAGTCGGAAAAGGTTTCAGCTCTCATGGTGCTGACAACCGGCTTGCGTGGTGTCGATGACAAGAACCACAAGAGCTGGACAGGGTTCCTGCGGCGCATGTTCAGCATGGAGGATGGCGAGATTGCCGAAGTCGCTACGCGCATCGCCCGCAGCGGACCGTTCCATCGTTTCCATATGGCGATCGAGCAGGCCGTATTCGACGCGCAGGAGCGATTCGCCGAATTTGAGCAGTTCCGTAACTGGTTGAAGATCGGCGCCGGCCACGTCACGTGGGTACCTGGTGCGAAGGGCGGCATTGTCCCGCTGCCAAAATCAATCAGCTACGCCGATCTTGAAGAAGACCAGATGCGCGAAGTACACGACGCCATGATGGCGTTCCTGCGCGGACCGCACGCGGCGCCGTACCTCTGGAAACATCTGCCGGCCGAACAGGCTGCAGCGATGATCGAAACGATTCTTGACGGGTTCAGCAAATGATTCTTCCGCCAATCCAGCTCGATCCCCCGGCCGACGTCATCCAGTTAAACGCGCCGTTCAAAAAGCCGGTACCGAAGGAACGGTTTCTGGTGGTTGACCACATGGCGTGCAGCCACCACAACGGCCCATACATCATTGACGACACGCTGGCGGAAGTCACCTGTGGCCAGTGCAAGGCGAAGCTCAATCCAATGTTCGTCCTGAAGCAACTCGCGCACCAGGAGACGCGCTGGCATACGCATTTCAAGCAGTACCAAGGCGAGATGAAGCGACTCTCCGAGCGCAGCAAAACCAAGTGCCAGCACTGCAAACAAATGACCAGGATTAGCCATTCATGAAGCGCTCACCCATGCCAGCTAGGATCACTCCCATGAAGCGAAGTGCGATCCGTATCAATCCGGATGCCGCTCGCCTGACCGTGAAGCTGCCGGCGCGCTTGAAGTCGAACAGACCGCGCATGACACTGATCCGCGCGAGCGCTCGGAACGAAGAATGCACATTGCGCATACCCGGCATATGCAACCGTAATTCTGAAACAACGGTCTGGTGCCACTCCAACGAGTCGATAGATGGTAAGGGAGCCGGACTTAAGGCGCGCGACGTGGAGGGCTGCTACGGGTGTTCAACATGCCATGCGTACTACGACGGCGGTTATGCAAATCTTGGCATCGATCGGGAAACTGTCCGGTCTCAGTTCGACGTGGCCAGGGTTAGAAGTAGGTCGATTCTGGAAATGAAAGGCTTGATCAAATAATGGACTGGTTCCGCATGTACAGCGAGTTCGCACACGATCCAAAAGTGCAAAGCATGCCAGAGGCGATGCAGCGTCGATTGATGATGCTGTTATGCCTCCGTTGCAGTAACGCCCTTGTAACGTTACATGAAACAGAGATTGCATTTGCGCTGCGCATCACCGATGAAGATTTGGCAGAAACAAAGGTTCTTTTTTTGCGCAAACAATTCATCGATGACAGCTGGGGAAATCATGAATTGGGACAAGCGCCAATTCGTCTCAGACTCAAGCGCACCAAGGGTTGCAAGGCATCGGGCCAAGTTGAAGGCAGAGTCAGAAACAGGACCAAAACAAGCATGTAACGTTACTGTAACGCCCCAGAACAGAACAGATACAGAACAGATGCAGAATCAGAACAGAGCAGATACAGAGAAACTACCTGTCGAGCAAAAGCATCTCGACCCGGTGCAAACCATTTTTGCCTACTGGCAGAAAACGATGGGTTCTCCGAAGTCCGCGATGGACGCAAAACGGAAATCACTGATCGCTACAGCGCTGAAAAGCTACGAGCCGGCCGACATCTGCAAAGCGATTCGCGGATGCTCCAAGACGCCGCACAACATGGGCAAGAACGACCGGAACACCAAATTCAACGGCTTGAATCTCATTCTGCGAGATGCCGAGCACATCGATTATTTCATCAACCTGGACAGCGTCAATGCAAAGCCGGGCGCCGAGACGGTTACCGAAATGAACGCCAGGCTGATGGCCGAATTTTTAGGTGATGAGCAAACCGACGACAACACGATCGAGATGGAGGTCTGATGGAACTTTCCGAAAAGCCGCAGTTTGCGCAATTGCTGACCGGCGTTTTAGCTTCTTACGCTAAGCCGCTGCCGGAAGCTACGATCCTGGCGGCATGGTGGTCAAACCTGCAGCCCTATCCACTGCGGATTGTGGCGATGGCTTTCGCTGCCTACTGCGACGAGAACGACAAGTTCGCTCCAATCCCAGTCGGTATAGCAAAGTGCTGCAAGTTGATGGACGGACGTCCATCTGCCGAAGAGGCGTGGGCCATCGCGCTCACTAGTCGCGATGAGAATGACACGGTGGTCTGGACGCGCGAGATCGCTGCAGCGTTCGACATCTGCGCATCGGTATTCCCCGACGAGGTGGGCGCCCGCATGAGTTTCAAGGATGCCTACAACCGGTTAGTTGCCGCGGCGCGCGGCGCTGGCCAACCTGCGCAATGGTCCGCATCGATCGGATGGGACGTACGCAAGCGAGAGGCATCGCTGGCAAAGGCGTCCGTCGCTGGCCTTCTATCGGCTCCAGCCGTCGCCGGACTTTTGCCGCACTCTGCTGGCGCGGTACACGAGGATGACAACGCACGCGCGCAACTTGCCAAGATCCGCGAAATGATGGCGGCCATGAACGCGGAAAAACAACGCGAAATCGATTTGCATGCGCAACGCGAGCGCGATGCAACCGCCGAAGCCAAGCGCAAATCGAATGAGATGGTTGCGCAATACAAGCGGGATGACGCCGCATGAGCTGGCTACTCAACCCTCGCCTGTTTCCGTCAGTAATGCTCGGGCTATCGGTCCTGGCATCGCTGAGTTACGCATGGGTGCGCGACTGGCCGCAAGCCGGGTACTGGATATTTGCCGCAGGGCTGACCGCATGCGTGATGACTATGGGGGCTAAGTGAAATACCTCTCAGTCTGCTCCGGAATAGAGGCTGCTACATGCGCATGGCACCCGATCGGATGGTCTCCCGTGGCATTCAGCGAGATCGAGCCGTTTCCATGCTCGGTACTCGCGCACCATTACCCGACCGTCCCGAACCTGGGCGACATGACCAAATTCAAGGATTGGAAACTCGATGCAATTGACCTTCTTGTCGGAGGAACTCCCTGCCAGTCCTTCAGCGTCGCAGGACTTAGAAAAGGACTGGATGACCCGCGTGGCAACCTCATGCTTACCTATCTTGCCATTGCTGACCGCCATCGCCCCAAGTGGCTGGTTTGGGAGAACGTCCCCGGCGTCCTGTCATCAAACGGCGGAAAAGATTTTGGAACCTTCCTCGGAGGGCTGGCAGAACTCGGGTATGGGTTCGCCTACCGCGTTCTTGACGCTCAGCACTTCGGAGTTCCACAGCGCCGCCGCCGCATGTTCGTTGTCGGATGTCTTGGAGACTGGCGCAGTGCCGCAGCGGTACTTTTTGAGCGCCACAGCGTGTCGGGGAATCCTGCGCCGAGCCGCCAAACGCGGAAAGACGTTGCCTCTACCCTTAGCGCTCGCACTAAAGGCGGTGGCGGACTCGGCACCGATTTCGACCTCGACGGCGGATTGATTGCTCATACCCTGCGCGGAGAAGGCTTCGACGCCAGCGAGGACGGAACTGGGAGAGGTACGCCATTGACCGTAGTGGGGACTATGTGCATGGCGACAGGTCAAGCGGGCGCCGAGATTGGCGCCGAGATTTCACCGACATTGAACTGCAACCATGAGGCTCCGATTGCATTTAGCGCGAAAGATCACGGCGCCGATGCGACCAAAGACTTGTCGCCCACATTGCGCGCCGGCGCTTTCGATAAGTCGCACGCGAACAGCGGTAATTGGATGGCGATACAGCGGGCCATGCAAGTGCGCCGATTATTGCCGGCCGAATGCGAAAAACTCCAAGGCTTCGAGCCTGGATATACCAACATCCCGTACCGTCGCAAGCCAGCCGCAGACGGACCACGCTACAAGGCATTAGGCAACTCGATGGCGGTTCCGTGCATGGCATGGATCGGGCAAAGAATCCAGATGGTCGAGGATCTGGCGCAACTTGAGATTGCAGCATGAGCCGCTTCTCCCGCGTAGACGCCAACCAATCAAAAGGACTGTGATGCACAAGAGACTGCAAGCGCTTGGCCGGCTCAAAGTAGGCGCCATGAACAAGACCGAGCAGGCC